ACGTGCCACGTGCTTTTTGATCCGTTCAACAACTTCATAACCCGCTTCAACATCCACACCAGACTGCGCATAAGCATTCTTATTTGTCATTTTTTAATCCTTTTCTTATAAAGTCTACAGAAATATAAACTACGTATAAAGATAGAAAAACGCCAATTTATAGGCTTTCATAATCAAACCGATAAAATCATTCGGGAAATTATCAACCATCATTTAGAGGAAATCACAAAAGAACTTAATAAAACCTTAAAAAAATGAAAGAAATACTCCAAAATATACAAAATAGACTCTCTACCATTACCGAAATTCGCTACATAGATGAAGATTGGGGACAACTGGACTATTACTCCCAAAATATACCCGTGCAGTATCCTTGTGCCTTGATAGACCTTGCCTCAGGACAATTTACCAACATCTCAAAAGATTTTAGCAAACAGCCAAACAATAGGCAAATTGGCGACTTTTCAGTTAAAATAACCTTGGTAAATCTTCGCCTTAGCAATACCAGCCTAAAATCTCCACAAATACAAAAAGACAACACTTGGAGGCTTTTTGACTTGGTAGAGAAAATACACCAAACATTACACGGATGGCGACCAAAAGAAAATTGTAGTAAATTACTAAGAAACTCCTTTACCAGAGTAATGCGAGACGACGGCCTGCAAGAATACAATATTATCTACTCCTTCGAAGTCCATAATATTTAATCAAAAAGACTCGGTAGGGTAACCTTTTTCAGCTCCTCCTCAATGGGAGTATTTAGGATACGATAGAGCGTGTCTCTACTAATATGAAATTTGGGATAAATATATTCACGATGGATAACAGTGATAGGAATAAGCCTACAATCGTGCTTATTAAACTCCTCCATTACAGCCTTATATCGCCGTAATAGATTCCTTTTTCGCCCTATACTCTGCTGATTCCTATCCATACTGCAAAAATACAAAAAAAATCACTCTTTTGGAGTGATTTTTCTATGATAACCTCTATATTTTCATAAAAACTTTGAGTGTTTTTTTCGCTTCCCTTTCAAAGACTTTTAAATACTGATTTTCCCAGCTTGGTTTTTCATCACCTTGTATAGCGCAGAAGGTATATTTCATTATCTCTGGCTCGCTCACCAGCATTTCCTCTTGGGCAGGTAGATGCAGACGGGTGGGGACGATTCTATATCCTTGATAGGTAAGGAAATCGCAGACTTCGGTAAATTCTAAATTCAGTGTTACAAACATTTTTATTATATTTGGGTTTATTTGTTCAGTGCGTATCATTATCTTTTAGTTCTTGGATAAACTTTGCTCTGGTCATCATCTCTACTGCTTTTTCTGGCAGAAAATGATACGGATTATCCGTAGGTTTTAGCATCTTTCGGAGTTTCTCCTGCAACTCTTGTGGCAATTCGTGGAAGTATTTTTCGCCTTTTTGTGGCTCTTCGCTTTTAGGCTCTTTTTTACTTCTCAAAATCCGCTCTCGCTCCTCACTTTTCTTCTCCAAATATCGGTTCGCCCAATCCATCACCTCAAAATTATCCAGCTTATAAACCTTACCAAAATCCCCCTGCCGAGCTATTTTAAACATCAAAATTACATCTTCTAGCGTATCATTTTTGAATTTCTCATAAAGGTCGCCCGCCAAAATCTGAACCTGAAAATCCTCCATTTCCTTACCCGTAACTTTTAGAAAAAATTCCAACACTCGGATAATTTCCCTTATCAAATCCAACTTTTTCCCTTCATAAATCATCAGTTTTCCATCGCTTAAACTTCTCTCTATCGTAAGATTTTGCTCTAATTTTACCAATGTGTTAAAAACCTGCTTACTCTCCGAACATTGCCTCAAGCTCATCAGTGCGGTCGGCAATAGAACCGCTGGTTTTGTTGATTTTTTTATAATACTTTGCATACATTTCTGGATTTTGTTTCACCTGTTGAACCTCGTTGTAATACTTCTCAAAATTAGACTCTCGGAATAGCGTCTTGGGACAGAGATAACCGCTCATTTCTGGATTATCCTTCCATTGAAGATTCTTTAATTGGATAACTTCTATTATCTCCATTTCGGTAAATCCTGCCTTTAATAAAGCTTTGATTTTGCTTAAATTACTCTTAATCTCTCGAAATCTTGAACCCGTAATTTCATTGAGTTTGTTCAAAATTTCCGTTTCGGTGGTGATGATTTTTAACTTTACAACCACAAATTTGAGTAGTGGTATCTCCCCACGGTCTCTTGAAATAAATTTGACTAAAAGGGTTACAGAAATATTTTGCATTTAGTAACGAAAGACGTTACTATACAGACATATTAACTCAATGCGTTATCAATATGATTTCACACTTCGCCTGTAAAGATACCAAAGCTTTTTTTGAGGGAGGACGCATTCGCCGTTTTATTCCCTTTGAAAAAGTGGCGATGCGGAAGCTTCAACAGCTTAACGCGGCGGCGGATTTGAATTTTTTGAGAATCCCGCCGGGCAATCATTTAGAAATGTTATCAGGCGATAGACAGGGACAATATAGCATTCGGATTAACGATCAGTGGCGAATTTGCTTTACTTGGTTAAATGGTCATGTTGCTGATGTGGAAATTGTGGATTATCACTAAGGAAATAAGATGGCACGAGAAATCCCACTTGCTCACCCCGGTGAGATTCTTTTGGAAGAATGGTTGAATCCGTTAGGTATTAGTCAGTATGCGTTGGCCAAAGCGATTTCGGTTCCGCCGCGTCGCATTAATGAAATTGTGAAAGGAAAACGCGCAATTACGTCTGATACGGCATTGCGTTTAGCTGCCTATTTCGGTACGGACGCGCAAAGCTGGCTCAACTTGCAATCTCATTATGATATGGAGCAGACTAGAGCGATGATTAATGACGATCTTAATCATATCTTCCCTTGTCAGTTTGAGCGAACCGCTTGAGTTAGATTGACTTAAACGAATTTTACAGTAGTTATCACAAGATAGCCGAATTGTAGCGATACAGTTCGGCTTTTTTATTGGAGCAAATATGCCACAACTAATTAGCAACAAATTCAAGTTAGACCTTGCCAAGCTAGAGCAAAACGCATTAATTGAGCTATTTGAAGTGGATTTGCGAGGTTTAAAAGATGCTGACGGTATAAATGGCGAGCTCTATCGCTTTTACGCAGGCAAAAATGAAAAATCGCAATCTATCGTATGGCAAGGCAAAACATTTGAGCCATTTGCTGTAAAAGCAGATGGTTTTGAAATGTCAGGTAATGGCCCAAGTAATCGACCAACTCTCACTCTGGGAAATATTAACGGATTTATTACCGCACTTTGTAACCGCTTTGATCAATGTTTGGGTGGAATTGTCAGACGCAGATTAGTCTATATGCACTATCTTGACGCGGTGAATTTTGCAAATGGCAATAAAAAAGCAGATCCAACGCAAGAGGCATTAAGTTACTTTGTGATTGAGCAATTATCCTCATTAAATCGAGATATTGCCCAATTTACACTGGCTTTGCCATCTGAGACTGACAACGCATTAATTGGTGCAAGAATGATTACATCCACTTGTAGTTGGTTATACCGTAGCGTTGAGTGTGGCTATACAGGCGGAGCAGTCGCAGATGAAAAAGACCAGCCAACTACAGATCCTCAAAAGGATAAATGCAGCGGATTATTGACTGGATGTAAATTGCGAAACAATACGCATAACTATGGCGGATTTGTTAGCGTTGATAAGTTGGGGTAACAATGGACGGCAAATTACATAACGAAATTATTAGTTATTCAAAATCAAAAGAACCGCAAGAAAGTTGCGGTTTTGTTGTTTTAGTGGATAGCGGAAAAGTCTTTATCCCTTGCGAAAACGTGGCAGAAGATAAGGAAAATCATTTTGAGATTGCGCCAGAAGATTACATTGCAGCAAGTGAGAAAGGCGAGGTTTTTGCCTTAGTCCACTCACACCCACAAGGCGAGCCAAAACTATCACAAGCAGATTTACAAACACAACTTTATAGCCAGTTAGATTTTTGGTTAGTTTGTGATGAGCAAATCCATATTTTTCCGAAGATTCCATTTTTAATTGGCCGTGATTTTAAACACGGTGAAATGGATTGCTACACATTATTTAGAGATTTTTACCGCTTATCTGGTTGTAATTTACCTGATTTTGAGCGTGATGATTACTGGTGGGAAGATGGCTTTAATCTCTACCTAGATAACATGGCTAAACATGGTTTTGAGCAAGTAGAAGAACCACAAATAGGCGATGTTATTTTAATCAATATCGGGGCTGATGTACCCAATCACGCGGCAATTTATGTGGGCAATCAAATGGTACTTCATCATGCGCCAAAACGATTATCTAAGCGTGATTTATATGATGGATATTGGCTTAAACACACTCATAGTATTTGGAGATATAACGCATGGTCAACGTTAGATTTTACGGCAGCCTTAAACACTTTGGATCTGAATTTAGGCTAGATTGCCAAACTACGGCGGAGATAGTCCAAGCCTTAACGAGCCAAATTCCTAAATTGCGTCAATCCATCCAGCAAGGATTGTTTACCGTGCGAGTAGGGCGAGACTACTTTGATAATCGCTATCTCGAGCAAGGATTGAGCCACAAATTAAAAGATGATGCAACAGTCCATTTTACACCTGTTTTAAAAGGCTCAAAACGTGGTGGATTATTTGGCGTGATTGCGGGTGTCGCAATTATTGCTGGTGCAATCGCTTTAGTCCCGCTTGGATTTGGTCTGCTTAGCACCAATGCCGCTTGGATAGTTGGCTCTGTTGGGGCATCTCTATTATTGGGCGGTGTTGCTCAGATGCTCACTAAAATGCCAGAAATGAAAATGGGTACTGAAAAAGAAAAGAAACAATCTACGGCATTTTCGAACCTGTCGAATATGACAGCGCAGGGAAAACCTATGCCATTGGCGTATGGGAGAATGAGAGTAGGCTCTCTCATCATATCTCAGGGTGTAGAAACGATGGATACTGAAATTTAAGGAGTTTTCAATGGGTAAAGGTCGTGGCGGCGGTGGTCATACTCCAGTCGAGGCAAAAGAGAGCGGAAGAAGTAAGCAACTTGTCAAAATTGTTGAAGTAATTTCAGAGGGCGAAGTTTACGGTTTAGCCGATGGAATGAAATCCATCTATTTTGACAAAACACCAGTACAAAACAAAGACGGCTCTTATAATTTCAAAAATGTGCAGGTAGAGGGGAGGGTAGGCGGTCAAGTACAGGACTTAATGGCTGGGTTTAACACCTCCGAAAAAGAGGTCGGTGTTGGCACCCTAGTTAAAAAAAATCTACCACTTACAAGAACCGTGACAGATGCCAAAGTATCTCGATTACGCTTGACCATTGGTGTCCAATCGCTTTTTAAGCAAGAGGATAATGGCGATACTAACGGAACATCCGTAAACTTTGTCATTACTATTGGCTCAAGAACTTACCCTGTGTCAATTAGTGGCAAGTATAGCTCTCAGTATTTGCAACATCATACTTTTGACAATCTGCCTAGCGTGCCATTTATCGTGAAAGTCGAGAGAACTACAGATGATAGCACAACACAGCGCCTACAAAATAATACCATTTGGTCGAGCTACACAGAGATTATTGATACTGAGTTTGCTTATCCAAACACAGCTTTGATGGGGGTTAAATTTGACTCTGAATATTTTAGCAATATCCCTACTCGCACTTATGACTTACTAGGATTAAAAGTTAAAGTACCTAGCAATTATGATACTCGTAGTCGTCAATATACAGGGATGTGGGATGGCACATTTAAAATTGACTGGACAGATAATCCAGCTTGGGTGCTATATGATGTCGTAACGAATAAACGCTATGGCTTGGGCGGAAGACTTGGTGAGTTTGGCGCGGATAAATGGGCGTTATATCAAGTCGCTCAATATTGTGACCAATTAGTACCAGATGGATTTGGTGGGCAAGAGCCACGATTTACCTGTAATGTTTGGTTGACTGAACAACGCTCTGCTTACCAAGTTATTAATGATATTTGCTCAATTTTCAGAGCAATGCCAGTCTGGAATGGCCAGCAGCTAACCGTGGTAATGGATAGACCAGCAGATCCAGTTTGGACTTATACAAATGCCAACGTGGATGAGAGCGGGTTTAGTTATACATTTTCGGCTCGCAAATCCCGCCATAATGCAATTCAGGTCGAATATGCGGATAAAGAGAATAGTTACGAAAAAACGATTGAATACGTTTCCGATGACGAGTCTATCCGTAAAAATGGATTAAACGTTAAGAAAATCACGGCTTTTGGCTGTACATCAAGAGGACAAGCGCACCGTACAGCCTTATGGTTGCTACAAACAGAAAAACTAGAAACCAAAACCGTTACGTTTACTGTTGGCGCAGAAGGGTTAATGCATATCCCTGGCGACATTATCAAAGTCGCTGATACGCACTATGCTGGTACTAATATTGGTGGTCGAGTTTTAGCAGTCAATGGCAAAACCGTAACATTAGACCGAGAAATCACCCTTAGCGGCAATAGTTATCTTAGCTATATCAATGCCAATGCTAAACATCAAAATATTAAGATTATCTCAGTCAATGGTGCAGAGGTTACACTCGATCAACCGCCACTAGGTTTGGAGCTATACGGCGTATGGTCTTTGACTACTCAACAAGTAACAAGCCAATTATTTAAGGCGTTATCTGTAAAAGAGGAGGATAAAGGCAAGTACACTATTATGGCGTTACAACACGAGCCACAAAAAGAGGCTATTGTTGATAATGGCGCCAAGTTTGAGCCAGTAGGAACGACCGTACTTACTACACCGCAAATTAGTAACATTGGTGTGGCAGTAAATGCAGATGGTAGCGTATCAGTTGACAGTAGCGTGACAGGCGGTAATGGCATCGTAAAATACGATATCCGTATTTATAAAGGCGGTGTGCTATATGACGTGCGATTAGGACAACCGTCTCCCAATCTTAATATAGATGGTCTCGAAAATGGGGATTATAGCGTCCTTATCCAGGTTAAAAATGATAATGGGCAGTTATTGAATGAAAAAACTCAGACCTTTACCATCAATAAACCGCCAGTGCCAACAGGCGTAAGAACAACTGGCGGTCTGGGTAATATCACGCTTGAGTGGGATTGGGTTGATGATGCGACGGCAACAGAAATTTTTGCTAGTGAAACAGATGACATTAAAACAGCCAAACGTTTGACGAAAGTCACGGCAAGAACGTACACGCACGAAGTTGGCGCAAAACAGGTTAGATATTACTGGTTGCGACATACTCGAGGTGTGAATGTTGGCCCATTTAATCAGCTGTCAGGGATTAAAGGTGAAAGTGCGGTAAATATTGATGCCGAGTTAAAACTACTCAATGACGAGCTTAAAAAAACGTTGCAAGGTAGTTTTGAGGCGATTGTTGAGGTTAATAACAAGACATACTCCCCTTACATCAATATTGGCAAATACATCTACCACTCGGACAAAAATCAATTTTTTGTTTGGGACGGTGCGAAATATGAGCCGATTGCCATGGAGGCGGAAAAAATTGTTGGAAAACTCACAGCAATGCAGATTGCGACAAACGCAATCCAAGCTCAACACCTTGCCGCAAACTCAGTCACCACCGCAAAAATTGCAACCGGTGCGGTAACAGCAAACGAAATCGCAACTGGTGCGGTTGGAGCAAAACACGTTGCAACACAATCACTTGACGCAAGTCACATTGCCACCAAGTCATTAACAGCCAATCTGCTTAATGTTGACTCTCTATCTGCGGTAAGCGCGGATCTTGGTAGTGTTACTGCCGGCTCGCTCAAAATTGGCAAGCTAAACGGCAATTTCGGCACGTTGTTCGAAGTGCAAAGCACTGGTGGATTTAGACTGATTGCACGAGATGCAACCGGTGGTATTGAGTTATCTAGCGCTACAAGAGCGTTACACGTTTGGGACGGTGGAGCAGAGGTTGTTAGAGTGGGTAAATTATCCTAAGGAGAGTTATGTATTACATCGATGAGCCTGTACCGATTGATAAATCGTTCACAGAAAAACCTATCTGCGCCTGGCATATTACTGGGCGTTTGACTATTGATTACATCAATAAAAATACCACGATTGAGCTTGTAAGCTGGAAAGATAAACAAGCATTTTTAGCGCATGGAGAATCATTAGTAACATTTTTGACAGTCAATGATTGTCCTAGATTTAGCGTTGATCCAAGTTTGTTTGCTTTACGAGCATTGACTACCGTTGAGGGGTCGCCTTTTTATCGTAAACAGGTTAAATGTGATTATGACCTAGACCATATTTCGCAAGTGTGGGGATAAGAATGAGTAATTATGGATTGCGGATAAATAATAGCATATTAGACAGTTATTATTTAGAATTAGGCACTGCTCATATTAAAGGCTATAATCATAAAATAAATATTCCTCTTGAATATCAAATCCAATTAAATAAGGAT